TTAAGTGCCATTGCCCGTCACCTTCTTGTACGCCGCATCGGTAATGTTCTTGCTGGTCTGCGTGCGATTGTCTAACTCTTTATCATTTGAAAGCATTTTGTTAAGACTGTCATATAGCGTGGCTTTTACCGTATCGCCCTTGTTCTCAATCGTTGGTTTGTCCATATTCCCTCCTACGGTGCGCCTGCACAACCACCGTCGCAGCCGCCGCCGCAGCCATTAGCGCAATTACGGCCGCATCCAGTGCAACCGTTACGGCATGTGTTTTGACAGTTGGTGGTACATCCACCTGTACAATTTCCTCCGCAGCTGCTTGAACACCCAGCGCATACATTCTTGCAATTCCCGCCGCAGGAAAGGCTACAGCTGTTCATGCACGCCTGTATGGTGGCGGCGTTCGCCTCTACCTGCTTTAGCGTGGCGTCCAGTGCTTCGTCGTTTTCTAAAAGGTTCTGCAAGTCGGTAAAGATGGTGGCAGATATATAGCCCGTTCTTGCAGAAACAATACTGTTGTGTTTGACTGCCATTACGTCACCTCCGCGTTATGATCTAACGCATAATGGACTTTTATTAGTCCGCAAAGGTTATCTCCATAAAGGGCTTTCCTTACCACGCACTGACGGCAATAATCTTTCAGCTCGCACGTCTTACAGTGGGTACAGGCGAAGTCCTCGCCTTTAGAAATGTCAGGTTCGCCGAATGATGCTTGATAGCATGGATAGAAACGCCCCCATGGACTTATCCCTATCCATGCACAGTCTTGAATGTTACCGCTGAACATGGATGCGCCTTTTGCTCGGTTCTTTGTGCCGCGAAGAAGGTTCAGATAGGCGCGCCTTGCGGCAATGTCTTTCAGCTCTCCATAAGCAAAGAAGTTCCAGAGAACCATCGGGGTAATGCCCTTCTCGTTCAGGAAGTCGATATTCTGCTTCGCCCTCCGCAGATAGTGCTTGCCCGCCACTACATAAGTGGCGTAAACCAGTTTTGCTCCGCAGCTGTCCATGTATTCATATGTGTCGGGACGAATGATTCTTGGGTTCTTCTGGTCGTGGTCAAAAGAAACGGCTATTTGGAAGTCATACCCGCCGTCTCTTAACCAGTCGATGATTTCCCTTCCCCTGCCGTTCAGAAGTTGGCAGTTCGATACGATGTTGTAGCGCACACTCAATCTCTCGTTCTTGACCTGCTCGCAAAGTCTGACCGTATCCTTAATGACTTCGGGATGGAGCAGCGGCTCGCCGCCCTCAAGTTCAACGGAAAGCTCACCCTCTTTGATGACATGGGGCTGCTTCAATAGCGCATAGAGGGCTTCTATCTGCGTACCGCCGCCCTTGTGTCTTTCGGATATTTCCGTATTCCTCTGTGAACAATACTTACAAGCGCAGTTGCAGTCATATCCGGTGGTCACGCGAATGTTTTTGATTTTCGTGAGCTTGGTATTCATTCAGGGTCGCTCCTGCGAAGAAGGTAATAGCCAAGATTTCGTTCCATGTTGGAGCGGTATCTCTTTTGCGCTTGGGAAAGATCCAGTTTGTCACTGTAGTTGCAAAGTTTAGTAAACAGGAACGCCATGTTTTCAAGAAATACCATATATTCATCGGCGTTTGTGATTCCTTCGATTTCCTTCTTGTCGAGCTTTATATCATGGAGCTTTGTGATGCTGATGTTCATACTTCCTCCTCATGCCTGTCTCTGATAGTCTTTGCGATTTCACGGACGCGCTTTTCTTGAAAGCAGTAGTCCTTGATGGCGGAGGTATCTCCACGCTTTTCCCATGCAGCAGAAATGGCTTCCTCTTCTGCCTTTGTAAGTTTCCCTGTTATGTAGTCCATAAGCACGGATATGGTATTTCGCATATCCATGAGCTCGTAGCGGAGCGGAACATAGTCGCTGATTGCTTCGTTAATTCCCCATTGCATGCGAATAGCCGCTTTATTAAGCGGACTGTAGTAATAGCAAAGATTTTCCCAGTTGGCGTGAAAGTCGTGGAAATGGTCGATTATCCAGTCCATCGTATACTCTTCACATCCATCGGGCATAACCTTCATGAATTGAACCGGTTTCAAATTTGCCTCATCAGGCCATGGAGTGTTCCCTGTTGTTTTGAGGTATTCGTTAAATCCGTCATGCGTGTAGAAGAAGTGTGCGCCGTCTTTAGGGTAGAAAACACTATCATCGCGCGTGAAGTCATCAAAGAAATGCTCGTCGTCAGTCTCATAGAAGAAATCGAAGATGGTTCCTGGAAGCTTCATTTCTCCCCGTGCTTCCTTCTCCAACGCCCATTTTGCGATAGCCGAAACGTAGATCATAAACTCATCTCACGCATCCTTTCCATCCAGTAGTCATAAATCCTGTATTCCTGCTCTGTCATAATTTCTTCGTTGCTGTGATAATCGAACGTGCCGTTAATGTCGTAGTTAGCAGAATAGCAAAGTGGCAGTTTCGTGCTTCCTATCTGCTCGTTGATTCTGTCTTGCCCATCTCTAAACCGCTTGAATTTCTCTTTATCAAAGCCGTGCCATATGTCGCCAATGTCGTAACGGTGCCGCCCTGTTGCGAAGCGGTGGCAGGGATACAGTTTCCCATCCATGCCGAGCGTTACCATGTATACGCCGCTCCCGCAATAGTTACTCTTCTCGTTATCTTCTTTGATGACGCGCCGCCTTCCGATTGGCTTCAGTTTGAATTGGAGCTTTCGATGAAAGATGAAGTCAACCACCTTGCGGAGTTGTCGGTAATACTCTTCGGCATCTTCCTTCGTCCACTTCTGTTCATAGATGGGGTTCGCCCATGGTTCAAACCCGAGCTGAATTTGGTTAATAAGCATGTCTGCGAGCATAGGAAGCGTGTCATGGTTCATCGTGCCTTTAACCATAGGCTCGTGGTCACGGTGCTTCCACCACTCCATGTTCTCCATAATCTTGTCGTATGACCCTTTGCCGTTCAGGTATACGCGGTTCATATCGTGCGCCTTTTTGCACCCATCGAGGGACACACCAACCCTAAGGCACTTCCACCTATTTAAGAAGTCCCGTATCGCGGGTTCTCCAAAGAGCGTGCCGTTAGTCGTGTTGAAGAACGTGAAGCGACGTTGCGTCACCCACGGATGATGAAGCTCTCGCCCTTTCTCTAAAAACCTTGTCATGGCGTATTCCATAAGTGGCCACTCAAGAAGTGCTTCGCCGCCGATAAAATCAAGGACGATGTACTTCCTTTTGCTATACTGCGGTTCTGTATAGATAAGGTCTATGAATTTATCGATGTATTCTTTCTTGATTGTCTGATACTGCTTGTTTTCTTCGTAGCAATACTTACAGGCGAGATTGCACTTGTCTGTGATGAAGATAGTCGCAGTCAAAGAAATGTTTTCGTTCATCTAGTCACCAGCATCTTTACTTTTTTAATTCCGCCGTCAAGGCTCTGCTCTAGGGCAACCCCGACTGTATCGGGCGTTCTCTCTGCTGACGTCTTGCCAACCCCAGGAATAGCGGACGGTACAATGAAATCACCGCGCCAAACCTTGCCTTTCACCTTGACGTCAACACGCCCCGCAAGGGCTACAGGGATGTATTTCTTAATGTTATGCGTCTCAAAGTCTTCGTCATTGACCGCATCGCCGCCAATGATTTGTGCGTAGCAGTCAGACTGAACGCCGACAACAACAAGGCTCTTGTCTGTTGCACGGACGTATTTCTCACCTTCTGATTTCATGTCAAGGGCGATGATTTCTCCTGCTTCTGTTTCTCCGCCGCGGTCGAAGTATTCGGCGTAGTCGTTGTATACGGCGTTGAAAACTTTTGTTGCCGTCATTGTTCCGTTTGCCGTTACGTTTCCGGCGATGGTTGCACCGGAGCTTACGTTAACGTTCCCCGTGACTGATAGATCACCGCCAACGGATGCACTCTTTCCTACAGACATGGTACCGGTCACGGCGCACGATTCTTTAGCGTGTATGCGTTTTCCGTATATATCACCCCACGCCTTGTTGTCACGCCCGAGGTTGTCAAGCCCATCTGATCTAGGCGATATGTTTTTTGATTCTGCCATATTTCCTCACGCAAAAAGCACCCACATAAGTGAGTGCTTTTTTGAAATACCGTCAGGTAGTAGTGGTCGCTCCGCCAGTCGAGGACTGGTAAGGCGAGTTTACGATGTACGCCGGTGTCGGGTACGGTTTAAGCTGCCCTACGATGGTTGCGTTCTGTACCACCTGAGAAAGATTGAAGTTTGCGGATTGGAGTGCTCTGTCGCGGTCTGCCAGTTTGTCGCGGAGTTCCTGCAGCTGATTTGCCATCATCAGACCACGGGTTCTTTCCGCTTCTTCGTGGATAGCCGTCTTGATTTCGCAAGCGTTCTTGTAGTTTTCCGCTCTCACCGCATCAATGTTGCGGTTGGTTTCGCAGCAACACTGTTGTTGTGCGAAGCGGTTCTCTGCAAGTTGACTGCCGAGCGAATAGTTGCCCTGCATGACCGTTTTCTCAAGCCCTGCCTGCCCTTGGAGCATGGTAGTGTTGAGAGCAAAGGTCGAATCAGCAAGTCCGTAGGTAACTCCGCGAATCTGCGACATCTCGTCTTGGTGGTTGAACCCTGCCTGCATTTCTGCCTGCGTGAGCCCGGCGCGATTTCCAAAGCCGAAGCCGCCGCCACCCATGAGTGCGAAGATAACGACAAGCCACATGAACCACATGCCGCCACCACACCCGAATCCGTCACCATAACCGCCCGTAATCGGCATTACAGGCTGAATACCATTTCCCTCCATCGTTCTTGTACCTCCTGTAGAGAATATATAAAGCTCTGCGCGCTAGAGCCGTAAACCGAACCCTGAAAGAAATTGTCCGAGCTGCTTTTCGTTCATGCCACGTTGCCTTGCGAGGTTCTGGGCGATGACTTTCAATTCGTCAACGGACTTGCCCTTCCCCATTTGTAAAGCTCTCCCCATAAGTGGGTTTTGCCCTGCCATGTTCTGAATGAGTTCCAAGGGGTTATTCGACTGGTTCAGCAGTCCCATGAGTTGCATTGGGTTCATGTCCGTTTCCTCCTTTAAGCATAGACACCGCTTTCTCCAATTCGGAGATTCTGCTTTCAAGAGTATTCTGTGTTGCTCCCTTTGAGAGTACATACACCTTGAAAACAGGCATGCCGTTTAGATCTATCGCCTTCTCGTACACCTTTCCTTCAGACGGAGAAGGAAAGAATGACGGCGTTCCGTCAAGTCCAATCTGTGCGGCACGCGCTTCTTCCACGCTTGTAACCACACGCCCTCTGATGGGCGGCACGCAGGCTTGCTCCATGCGGTTAAGCCTATCCTGCATTTGCGGTATCGCGCCGTACATTCCAGTTTGGTAGTCTGGGTATCCATACATTCCTACCACCTCCTATAAGTATTATCCTACTTTGCGAGGGATGAATGGTGTCACGAAAGCCCTAAAAATATCCCAGTTTTCTGCCGGATTTGTACATCTTTTTAGAGATTCGCCGTGCAATCCTAGCCACACTCTTCCTTGTAAGTGACTGGTCGATAGCTATCTCCTTGAACGTCATTCCTTCTATAAGTCTCATGTGAATATATCTTTGCTCGTCGGGCGTAAAGATGGCGGCTTGAAGCATCGCATCAAGCTCTTCATGGTCAACCGTCCTTAGCCATTCTTTAACTACCCTTCGTTCAGGGCTCATGATAATCATCTCCTTTAACATTTTTGTCGTTCCTTTCTTATATCCTCTCTATTGATATAAGAAATAGAGCTTACAATTTTACCCCTTCGATTTCTGCACGCACTTCTAACGTGTACAAGTACCTACCCATATACGATGCCTGTTCTTTTAGTAACTCTAACGAGCAAGTGGGTTCAAAATCAAGAGTACCAGCTTCATACTTAATAATTGTTCTATGAAGTTTATCATAACGAATCTTAGTTTGATAATATTCTGCTTTAAATCTATCTTTATAGTCAGAGCTATTCATTAAAGCAATAGTGTCTTTAAGTTCCATGTGCCCTCCATTTATACAGAATTAGATTGTTGCTACATACTGCTTGAACAGTTTACCCTCCGGCATATCGGGGTCGTCCCAATAGAGAGCTTTAGCCACCACGATATACTTTTCAGGGTCTTTGCCTAAGACGTTAGAGAGGTCGCTATACAACATGTTAATCGCGTAGTACAAATCTGCAGGATGGTCAATGTTACGTCTCTTGGCTTCCTCCTCCACCTCTGCAAACGTCCAGTGCGGGCCAGTAGTACCATCAACGTTCTCCATATGAGCTACCGCTTTGATAGCGATATCGTTATCGAAATACGGGCCGCAGTCCAGCTCGTGTAGTTTAAGCAGTAGATGTTTTGCCTTCGGATCTGCGGTATCTAAAGTGAGACTATCTAAGTATTCGGATACAACATTATGCAATTCACAGCTCTTAGTGTCGTCCGAGGATCTTTCAAGATATTCCTTAACAGTAAACATATTAGCCCCCTATGTTGGAATAAAAATATTGTCACTAATAATCGGTCACATCTGGCGTATGTGTATTGATTTCAGGAGACCAGCTAATAACAAACCCGAAGCGTGCTTGATCTGGGAAATCGTCAGGGGGGTAGCCCCACCAGTAGACGCCACTACCACTTTGCAAAAATGCCTCACCAGTGTCACCTGTATGATGCTCCAATGGCTCCCACCCACCAAGGCTGTAAGTTTTATTAGGAGTTACTCCAACGTATATACCATCTCCACCGTAGGCATCTACCAAAACCACTTTAACGCCATTAGGGACAGTGAACGAGGCTGAGTTGTAACCACTGACGGTGACGGTAGTGTTTCCAGATGGTATATTTACAGTTGCATTAGTTGCTGTAAACTGTGTGTCGCTTGTAAATGTTCCGGATTTCATAATTCTCCTTTACAATTATAATAATGTGTATGTAACTTTTATCTGTTCCTTGTCTTTAATGCCAATGTTGTCAGAATTGTATGCATTTATGAAAGTACCACCTGCGGTAGCGGTAGTCAGGCTATAGTCCTTTCCTTTAATGTGCAAGATACATTTACGGTTCGCGGTTGCACTGAATATAGAAAATCCATTCTGATCTCCGTCCGCTTGATTAAATTCATTATAGTCCATGTCGTACAGTGCTATGATTTTGAATCCATCAATCTCCTGTGGCGTTATACTCCCAATGTTGTGTTCACTATTATCAGGGGCGATCAGCTCTCCGAACCCACAATAGGAGAAGTCGTATTCTGTGTTACCATCAAGACCACTATCTGAGTAGTATTGTGCCGTTACGATAAAGGCTTTTTCTTTCTCACTTGCTCCACTCGCACTAAATGTCATATCGCTATTGATCCTCCCCCCCCGCATTGACATTTAATGTCCCTGCGGTATAGCCATCAGCAGCGATAACTTCTGCTTCATACGTTGTGCCTTTAGGGATTGTGAAGGACGACGTGTGATCCGTACCACCGTTCTTTTGCGGGGTGTATACATGGATAGTCTGATTAGCACTTTGTGTAATTGTTACATTGACGTAGGTTATAGCCTCCTTCCATGCAGCATAGGTCGTACCGTTTTTCTCTACTCGTAAGTGGGTTGCATTGGCGTCCGTGGTGCTCCCTAGTTTCACGTACCCTTTTTGTCCATCTACCTCGAGAGCTAGGTAAGGACTACCGCCTACTTCTTCTGGCGTTGTATAAACATTACAGGTTTCTTCTGTACCACCTGACTTTAAGATATGCAGTTTTTTAGTAAGTGTACCCATCAAGTCCTCCTATTCCACCCATATTTGTTTACCATCAATATCCAACACTGTATCATGGTCAAGTGTTTTCAGTTTATCTAACTCTACATACAGACGGTCGCGTTGGAGTTCGATGATATGATACTCATCGGTGGTATAGCCGCCTAGCCAATGTATAATGTAATTTTTTATTCGACCCATAACTCGCTCCCGTTGATACTAATATGACCGTTAGATAACGGAACATAATTTGCTTTAACGTAGTTTTGAGTGGCTACGGCATCCCCATTTACATTCAGATACCTGTTGTCTCCACCCGTAATGATTTCTACGCCGCCAGTAGTTTGAATCATGAAATCGCCAGTGCTACCATCTATTATCGAATCGCCAATATCAATTATGTGATTATTCATCGTAAGGTCACTGTCTGCATCCTTTTTCATGTATGAGGTAAGGTCTGGGGTGCTCCCTTCAGTAATGTCAGATTTAGTAATATATCCAGCGTCATTAGTAAGCTGACTAACTTTGGTCGGGATATCAGCTCTCACTTCAGCTTTAGCTGCTGAAATTTCAAGACTAATATCAGCGTTAGTTATGTATCTTGAATCATTAGTGAGCTGGCTGACTTTTGTAGGGATTGCATCCTGTAGTCTCTTATACTCTATCTGCGCGTCTGTCTTGCTTTCCTTCTCACCTATCTTATTCAAGATGGTGGTGGAGAAGTTAGGATCATTCCCTAACGCAGTCGCAAGCTCTTGTAATGTGTCTAATGCGGTCGGTGCGCCGTTGACTAAATCACTTACCACGCCATGTACAAATTCAGTATTAGCTATCGTCTTAGAATTGTTTGTTGTTGCCGGTGTCGGTACACCGGTTTCCCCTGATACAGTAAGTGAAGAGGTGGATACTGAATCCGTCCACGCCTTCCCGTTATACGTATATGTTTTCCCAAGGTCGGTACGGTAACACTTCATGCCCGCTACAAGGTTTTCCGTAGGGAAAGCGGTGCCGCTATATGTAGATCTGAGCGCGTTGATGTTCTTCTCGTGGTTCAGTATGCCGTCTTTCACCGTAGTGGTGGCAGTGCTTCCAAGTGGTGTGTAGTCTTGCATGGTTTCACCTCAATACTATATCGCCGTCTGAATCAACGGAAAAAAGTCTGTCTTTCAGCTTTAAGTAGGTTTTTGTTATTTCATCACCATTTCCGTCAAAATATCCGTTATTGAAGGGAATGTTGGAATCTTCGCAAAGCGTCCATGTCGGTTCTCCATTGGTCAACGAAGAAAGTCGGTATCCTTGCTTCAAATCCGTTCTATAGCAGGTCATGCCGACTTGCAGGTTGGTAGTCGGGAACGCGTTACCGCTAGAGTTGCTAAGTGCCGTGAGAATATCGTCATACATCTTTGGTATGCCGACGTTGAGATGCTCATTTTCAGAAAAGTCAGAAAATTTCTGCATTATTCGTCCCACCACACATTCTTATCAGCAACACCGCCGTATTCGGTATTATCAAACTCATACTGCCATGCCTTCACAGTAAGTTCAGGATGCTCTTCCTTGAAGTCGCATTGCGCGCTTCCCGGCTCTGCCGACCAATAGGGGATATAGTCTCCCATCAAGTCTGTTCGGAGCTTGTTCAGTGAGGAATAGTTTCCATAGATGCCGCACTCGTAGTCATTGGCGTTGCACTCACTGACAAACGCACTCGCGATAGCGGTCAGGTCGTCAGCATCAACACGGTCTGACATGAACGGCTCAATATCAAACCATATGTGAAGAGGCGGCACGCCTACTTCGTCCAACAATTCTACAACCTTACGAGCTTCTTCTTCTGCTCGTTCTGTCGTTTCAGCGTGAGACAAGCAATACACGCCCCATTCCATCTCTGCGGAAATTGCGTCTCGCACATGCTCTAAAAACTTCTCTGCGATAGTTCGCCCTTCTGAAATCTTTATGATAACGCCATCCTCTTTTTGCGAGATGGCGTTCCAGTTGAGGTTTTCCGAGTAGTCAGAAATGTCGATTATGCTTTTCATCCTGCGGTGGTCCTTTCTTTGGCTGCTCAAACTGGTCAGGGATTCCATTGTGGTTCTTATCAACAAAGCACGCCATAATGAACCCGAAGAACCCCGTAGCACCCAAAACAATAACTATGAATTTTGACAAGGCATCCAAATCGGATGCGCCTGTCTTATAGAAGGCATACATCCACGCCCCGTACCATGTGAACAGAAGCAGGACAACGAAAAGCAAGTAGAATATGACAACCTTCATGACAGGTTTATCAAATTGCTTGCTTTTCAGACTGTTCATGGTTTTCTTTAGTAATTCAGTTATAGCGTTCATGTTCAAGTTTCTCCACGCGGTGATTTATGTCCTCAATAACCACGCCGTGCTTTTGAACCGCCGTATCGAGGTAGTGGACTTTGTCTGTCGTGTCGGCTATGGTGTCGGCAAGATTATCTATGGACTTTTGCAGGGATTCAATGACAAACGCCTTGAATAGCCACGTCCATATCCCCAGTATCCCCGATATGATAAAAATAGTTTCGTTGTCTATCACTTTAGTACCCATTGCTATTCCAAGAAATTCTGCCCGCGACAACCTTCCCCGCCGCGTTCCGTAAAATGATTTTGAAGTATTTCCCTCTATCGTCCTCGCCCTGCTCGGTGATATATGGAATGACCGGCTCCCCTTCCGTCCCGCCGCACACATTGACTACTACGTCAGGCGTTGTGTAGTAGGTTCGGTTGAAATATACCTTCGTCTCTTCCGCGGGTATGTCTGCCGCGCCTCTGTCCTTTACGTCATCTATATCCACATGAATTGCATAATCATACACAAGCGGGTTGGATGCGGCGTTCTTCTTTCTAATCGCAAGTCTGTATATCGCATCTTTGTATTCGTATTCGCCAACCTTAAACTCGCTGAAGGTGTTATACCCCGACGCTTTATTGGCAAGGCGGTTAAATTCATCAAGAGTTATGCCGTGGTTGTTCACAACAATATCTGAAAGCACTCCGCAAGGCGTCTGCTTGATTCTAATATCTCTGATGCTGATTTGATTTTCTTTCTTGAAAATCTCAAAGAGACGCCGATAGTCATCCGTTGCGCTCAATCGCTCACCAAACATCCGCACAAACGCAGCTTTCCTGTCGAGGTGTTCCCTCGGAGAGAGCGTCTCATAACTATTCTTGATTGTATTTGTCTTTTTAGCATCTCTTAAAGCCGCGTTTTCAGCGAATGGCTTATAAACGCGTTTAAACGGCATTTCTATCGCTTGCATGTGTTCTTTGATAAATCTATCAAAAGATTTCTGCGAACGCATGAGAAGGGTATTTAAGAGCGTCTCTTTTTTGAGCACCTTCACGTTTTTCCAAACAAATTCAGCTGCTTGTATGCTTTCTTGTCTTTGAAGGTTTGCTTGTCTTGCGTCGTTTATGGATACCGTGAGAGCATCATATTTTTTGGTCTTAATACTCTTTCTTGCAAGCTCGCGGATTGGAAGTCTCTCAAAGTGGGATGCTCTGATGGAAATCCTCTTGGTGTCGTTGGCTTTCATGGCTTCATAGAAACGTCTTTGGAGGCTTGCTTGCCTTGCGTCGTTTATGGATACCGTGAGAGCAAACCTTCTATAGTATCGCGTCGTTTCTCTGCTTGCATCCGAAAGGGAAAGTTCGTCACTATCTTTGACGTATATGTCATCGAACCCGAAGTGATCTATCGTGTCGGTCACGTTGTCTATGAATATTTTGTCTGCATCATCAATAAAGAACGAATGTCGGTAAGTTTTTATATCAAGCACGGGTCAGCGTTATTTCAAAAGTAACGGTGAGAACGTCGCTTGCTCCTTTGTTAATCACAGGGAATGTTACGCGGTCAAAGAAAATGCCACCACTAGACGCATTGCAGATGCCTGCTTCTGTGATTGCGCCTGTCGCCTCGCCTGCGTTGAATGTGGTCTGTACTGTAAGTTTGGTCGTGCCTGCGGAGTGAGAATAGGATGCCGCTTTTCTAAGCAGCTCGGTGGCAAGTTTAGTGTCGCCCGCAGCGACCGCAGTCGTTCCGGTGCCAACGGCGATGTAATTCATCACGCCCGGTCTGGACGAACCTGCACCAAAGGCGTTGCATAAGAAATCAATGCCGCTGTTCAATATCATGTTATTGTGACGGGATGCAATGCACGCCCCGTCCTTTCTTTGAAGTACAAGCGTTACTGCGCCATGTACGCTAAAATTTTCTTTCTGCATGTTTACCTCAACTGTTGAAACGAACCGCCGTCATGATTCCGATCGGCGGCGCTTTAATGGTTTTATACTGCGTTGTCCCCTGAAGAACCGCATTGTTGTTAAGCGCATACAGGGTGCGCTCTGTATCAGACTGCGAAACCCCGATAGTGATTATGTCCATGGTGCTTGGGTTTAGCGGGAGTTTTTGGGATAGTCCATCACTTCCGACAAGAACAAGCCCATCATCATAGCGAAGATAAAGATCCCCATTTTCCCCTCCTATAGACGCTATGGCGCATGATTCAAGCGCGTCATCGATTTTTATATTAAACGTAAGCGAGAACGTGGAAGCTCCTGTATGTAGATTGTACGCAAGGCGTGTCAGCTCGTCCTGCTTTAGTCCCTTTCTCCATCTTGCATAATCAAACACATCACAGTGGATATGCTCTGTCGGCTCTTCTCCTGCCATTGTCTGCAAGTCCTCATCGAGCGGCGCTTCAATGAGTGCCGTCTTGTCGGCGTTCTTGTCTGCGATATAAGTTTTTATCTCAATGCCGTCAAGGTCTGCCGCCACGCCGCCTACCATGTTGATAGTCTTTGCGCGATCGTCAAGGACGGAGAAGCCTAGATCGGAGATTGCAATGTCTGTATTAGAGACGCCCTCTATTTTGTAATCCGACCAGCTTCTCGCCCTTGCCGTATATGGCAGGTGTCCCGTGGAGATATATTCCCCCTTGAATACGCCTTCTGAAAGCCTGAGCCCATGTGCCACCGCATCGTAGTAAGTGCCAACCTTATTGCCTGTGTACAAGGTCTGATGTTCATCAAAATCGACGATGACATTCTTCTGCTGGTCTTGCACGGTTTTCAAAAGAAACAACGATGCCTTTTGAGAGAAGTTTCCGTGTTCATCGTATGCTTTGATTAAGAAATAAATATCCCCTGTGTTCGGGTATTCCATTTTCTTCTTCAATAGCTCTGTCTTGAATATCTCAAGTCCGTTCTCCCATGAGGGCGTGGTTGAAGCGCGGACGGTGTATCCCGCCCCCTGCACGCCAACGCTTCTCCAATAGAAGTCAAGAACTGCGCCGTTTCTTTCTACGATGAAATCTTGAACCTGCGGTATTTTGCAATACAGATAACCCTTTTCGCCTTCTCCGAAACTGTCGTAGTAGGCTACAGCTATCTCGCTGATTTGGTCGGCGTCTTCCGTGTAAAGCATCCAGTTATCCTGCGTTTCATACATGATGCCGTTCACATATATGTGCGCTCCGATGCAGTCAAGGGGGATGAAGGTGTAGTTTATCAGCGTGCCTTGCGCGTTCTTTGACATGTTTATGTCTTGCGGTTTTTCAGGGCGTTTCTTGCTATACTGCAATGCCGAACCGTTAGACGCCGTTCCGTCCTGCAGGACTGCATAAAGATATGCCGTGCCTACGGCAGATACAGGCATCTTATAAGAGTAGTTATTGGTCGTTCTCTCAAGAAGTCCTGACAAAGTGCCGACTGCGGTATTCGTCCGCACTTCATAGTAGGCAAGTTTATTGTAGTACGTTGGGTCGCTCCACTTGAACACGCCGCCCTCTACGGAAAATGTAAGCGTAAAGTTTGGTGGTGGGGCAATCCCTGAACTCCCTATTTCCTCATTTGCCTTGAATCCGTTGGCGAGGTTTACCTGTTCGGCGATTGAGGCGAGATACCGCCTTAACTGCGTCATCAGATATCGCCCGTCGCCCTGTACTACGTTGGGAAGGTCAGGGGCTTCTATGTATACTTTCTCTTTTTCACTCATGACATCCCCGTACTGATAGCCTGTTCGAGCGTGCTTATGATGTTGCTATCCTGCGTCACATCATACTCATTCTCGTTCAAGGCAAGAAGTATCGCGCTGCGAAGTATTACCGCGTTAATCGCTTCGTGGTCAAACGGCAAATCATCATCTACTCCAACAAGATCGGGCGTGGCAAAATACCTAAACCGCACGCTGTCGCTTCCGTCGGTGATGGTTGCTACATTGCTTGTCATGCGTATTGGGTATGTGCCGCACGCGCCCATGTAGTTATGGGGGAGCTTGTCTCCGTCCCTGATAATGGTTTCCTTGGCAAGCACGGGCCATTTGGCGGCTATTAAAAGGCTTGCCACCTGCTGAATAGCCGTGTTGATGAACTCAAGGCAGGCATCGGTAGAGTATTCGTCAGATATGTCGTGAGTGGCAGATTTAAGCCGTGCTATAGCGTCTTTTACCTTCATCATACCCTCCATATCGGGAACACTCGTCTGTTGGCGTATCGTCTTACAGGAATAAGCTCTTCGGCGAGCGTCTTGTTGGCTTCTGCCATAATATCTTCCTGTGGATTCTGATTCAGTATCATGCCCGTCAGTTTGACTATAAGGTCTAAGAATATGTCGGGAAGCTCCAATACATCGTCTGCCTTGACCACCTTGACAGAATATCTGTATAGAAGGGCTACGTCCTCAAGCACATATAGCTTTCCATTCAGCACTTTGAACTCGTGGTGACATGGTTTCTTCTGTGCAGGACAGGGGTGGAGAGGGTATCGGAATCTGATGGTGACGATGGACACAATAGAGAGTAAATCTTCCGGCAAATAGAATCCATCACTGTATTCGACATGCGGTTTCTTCTCCTCTGCCGTCTCATTTTCCTCGTCAATCTTTGTGTTGATTTCATCAAGGCGGTACTCTACCTCTTTTTCAAGGAAATCGCTGTTCTTTAGTGCAAAGGTTCTGTTGATATAGCGCACAGCTTCATTGAGAGACTGGATAATGTCGTAGTCAGAAAACTTGACCTCATTATTGTCTTTCTGCTTGAAGCGCACGGACTGAATAATGTCTTTGACGTTTATCATACTGTCTCCAAAAGCTGATTCAGCGCATCGGGCTTCCTTTGACTTGCTGAATCCTTTGTAATAAGAGGCACGGCGTACCCATGCCACATGCATTTCTTATGGTTTACGGCAAGTGCCTGATGAACCTTGAAGAATTTCAGCATGTAGGTGGTATACCCTGCCATGTCCCCTTCTCTCTTTCTTGCCATAGCTTCTTTAAGCCACGGGTCAAACTGGTACATTTCTTCTGGAATGACACCTAGCATGTAGCCGTTCTTGCCATTCCCCATGCCCATCTCATCATATTCCTTAGCTTGGGCGATAGCCCCTGACAGATCTACCGTATTTCTAAGGTAGCAAGTCCCATCATCTTCCAGCCGTATTTCCTGCTTGGTAATCATTTCAGTACCCCATAAATAAAAAAGAAGGGAACAACGCTAAGTCATTCCCTTCACTTTAACTAAAACATATTGCTTTTATCTCTTGATGCCGATGATGGACGCCGACGCTTTCGGCTGAGATGCCTGGAGTGTCAGTTTGGTTTCCAGTACGAATTTATCATAGGTGCCGGTCTTGTCCAATCCACCGACTTCATGCGGCTTTTCAAAATAGCGGAGTTCCCAGTAGTCGAAATCGTAAATATCAATACGATCGGAGTTATACATGCGGTGGGAGTGTGCAGTAACTACGCCGCCGTCTGTTTCGTAAGTATCTGCGACTTCCGAACCGTATCGGGTTTTCGGCTGACGCTGCGTGGTTGCCATTGCCGAAACAAGTTTGGAGAAGCGGCGTTTATTTTCCATAGACATGTAGGCATCAGTCGGTTTACCGCCACGGTTCGCCGCCATTGCCATTACATCGTCAATGTCATCGAGGGTGTACTGTGCAGCTCCGCCGAGAGACTTGACGTTGGATTTAACAATCTTGACTTCTGCACCTGCGTCGGTCGGCTTTACCTGCGTAGTCGCAGAGGCATCGCCGCGTACAGCATCCTGAATCTTGTCGTAAATGGTGAACGCCGTTTTCGGGTTGGATTTATCAAGTCTTACGTAGTAAACGGCACCCGCTTTCATACCAGCAGGCATTTTCTTACCGATGAAGTAAACAAAATCGCCGGTCTTGAGGTTATGTTCTTTGGTGGTGGTGAATACGCCTGTTTCTGCAGCCGCGGTTACATCAAGGGTATCGAGATCCATGAAGTACGGAACACCGCCCATGAGAGGAGCTACTGTTTCGCTTCCCATGCGAGCATTGTCATTGGTGATAAGTGCGTATTCAATATCAAGTGCCTGCTTGGTAAATGCATCGGTCTTGGCTTCGCTCATAGCATCGCCCTGCGGTACATTGTAAATTTTCTTAACCTTACGCTGTACGTCAGAGATGAGACCGGTGTTCTGGAAGAACTGCACATAGTTTTTCAGCCCTTCAATAGAACCTACTTTGTGATACTTGTATTCTTCGTATTCAAGGTGGGCGTTTTCACTCGGTGGTTCAAGGCGTTTTGTCATCCACATGGTATCAGTGGCGGTGACTTCCTTGCCCTCTGGAAGTCGGGAAAGAATCTGTGTCGAGGTCGGGTCGATATTGTAGAGTATCGGGGAATAATCTTCCGCTTGACCTACAGATTCATAGGTTACGCTCTGGGAACTAGATGGCCCCAGCTTTCTTGTTACGTCCTGTGGCATTATTTTCCTCCTTGGTGGTAATTACAGGAACTGAATATATATAAACACAAAAGTGTGTTTATCGCTTCATGGAGCTAAGCCATGCTTCTACAATCTTAGATTTATCTCTCACTGGCGCGGCTCTAAGCTGTTCTGCGTAGTCGATTGGCTTAACAACATCCTGTCCTGTCCCTTTTCTCTCCACGGATGGGGAGCGTGGGGATGGTGTAGTAGATGTGCCGTTCTTCTTTGCGTAAAACTCCTTCCTGCAATCTTCATAGTAGTTCTTCACTACTTCAGCAGACTGCGGATCGAGCTTCCCCTGCATGGCTTTCTGAATAGCGGGAGCGATGGCAACCGCTTTCTCGTATGGCATTGTTTTGTAATGCTCCTGCATAAAGAACCCGATTTCGTCGAAGTTCGGCTCGGCTGTTCTCTGCTCGCTGATCCAATCCGCAACGCCCTTCTTGAACTCGTTCTCCTGCTGTGCCTTCATCTGCTCAACACGAACCTGTTCGCTATATCCGCTGATGATTTGAGACCGTGCTACATCAAGGGCGGCTTTGTATCGGGATACTTTGGTTTGAATTTCATCGTTGTCGGAAAATTCGCCCATGGATAACTCATCCTCGGTGATACCGACATCTTTCATAGCTTTGTCGTGTGCCGCCTTGTTGACCGCATCGAGAAACTCGTTCCGAAGCTCTGTCTCGCTCTTTTGCGGCGGTGGCTTTGGAGCGTTCTGTTGTTTCATTGCTAGGTACTGCGGCTGATATTCAGGCGGTATCTTGCTTTCGTCCACCTGTCCCATCTGAATAGCAAGGGAAAGCTCGGCAGGCGAATAGAACTGCGTCTTCTGAACTTGCGGCTGCTGAACCTGTGGTTGTTCTGCTGGCGGTTCTTCTGCCTGTGGTTGCTCTGTCGGTTCGGCTTTCTCCGGCTCTTTTGTCTCCGCTCCGCTAGGAATAGTCTCTACGACCTTCCTGCCTGTTCTTTCGTCAATGCGAAGTCCCATTCGAGGGCTTTCTTCCGCGGGCGTTTCGTGGGTTTCTACTGGTGTAGATTCTGCCGGAGTGGATTCTACCGGCGTTTCGTTCTCTGGCATTAGTTATCCTCCAATTTGGACTCCGCAATCTTACCTGTGTTTATGATTGCAATCATGTTGTCTATGAACCTCTCCGCCGCACGCAAATCAGCGCGTATGGCGTTCGGGTCTTTTGATGTGTGAAGAAGCGCATATAATGCGGCGTGTTCCTCTGTCTTTTGGAACTCCGCAAGGAAAGAGGAAAGCGTCTCCGCGCTTTTCCCCTTCTTTATCATCTCTTGCAAACGTCTTTCCCGTTCGCGGCTAGTCATCTTATCCATTTGGTCTCCTAAGAGCCATTCCTCTAGGACTTGCAGGAAGGTTCATTTTCTTCAAAATCTCGGCTATTGCATCAGGCGGCAGATCGTTCAGCCCTGCGGATACCTTCGGGATACCGCTCTTTCTTATGTCGGCGGCGGCTTTCGCATCTACCAATGCTTTCTTCGCAGCGATTTCTGCCTGCTGCTGTGCCTGCATCATTGCAAGCTGCGACTGTTGTTTCTGCGCCTGTGCCTGCTTGAACTGTTCGCTTGTCGGATCTATCAGCGTCTTTTCTGCATTTGTCAGCCCCATTTCCTCAAGAAGCGTCTTACCTGCTACATACCAGCTGTTTTCATCAACAATTCCCTGTTGCGCGAATACTGGATATATCTGATTGATGAGTACCATCAGGTAGTTGATACGTGCCTCTTTTGTCCCTGCCCCCTGCGCTACGTTCAGCACAAGGTCGTAGTCTACGTTTACGTCCGCGCTTGAGATAGACACATTCTTGTCTCCTACCCTAATCATCTGCTCGGAATCGCCAAACTGCTGATTGAGTTGGATTAAGAAGCGGAATATAGGCTTGAAGAAGTTTTCAGCAGACAGACGCGCCATGTTCTTCTGCCGCTTCTCTGCCTGTCCCATAATGCTTGTGATGCCCGTTGCGGTCTTGTTCAGGGATTCGGAATCAAGCCCCTGATTGTACCTTGTTGAACCCGTCTGTGCTTCAATCTCGTTCTGCGCATAGTCTACAAGGCTCATGGTCGCTGAACTCATCGGCGGCGTAGAAATCGGATAGATGAGGTTTCCTGGCATCCCGTTGGTAGGGACTAAATCTTCGTTGCCCAAAAGGGCTTCTACGTCTACATTAGCTTGGTCAAACGCCATTTGAGGGCTATTGCATCTTGCGATGTTGACTATCATCTGGCGAATAACTGCCGTCTTTAAGTCCTGCTGCTGCTCTACAACGTCAGCAAACCCCGCCTTTTCGTTGAAGATGACCTGCGGATCTCTTTCGGAGCAGTTTACGAAGAACGGTACTCTTTTGAAGTTGTTTACCTGTATTTTGAGTGGCACTTCACTGTCGCCTACCGTGTGAACGATGAGTTTTTCATAGATGCCGTCATCGTTATAGTCTACGTCTACATAGCACTCATAAAGCTCTACGTCCTTGGACGCATTATCCGCATCTGTAAGCTGATAGCTCTTTGTAGAAAGCCCCCTGTTATGCGTGGTGTCGTACTGTGTGTATTTGGTGTCTCCTGCGTTCTTCAACGCTTCGTCCACGTTCTCATACACCCCATCACGTTCTCTGCGCTTCAGGTAGTCCCCTTTTACGATTTTCCGGTGGGCTACAAATTTGCACTCATTGATGGACGATGCATCCGGCGTGAACCGGAACTCTGACGGCGGCACCCTTTCGATCACAGGGTAGTTGTCGGTGACGCGAATCTCGTTGTATTCGACATTGTAATAACCGCCGTCCACCTTCTTGATTTTGGTGACTTCTATGTCGCCTGCGGCAGCGGCATTGGAAAGCTGATTCATGATTTCATAGTCCATCGGGCTAATCATAACCTGCATTGGTACATGCTCTTCTTCGTGCTTCCACCAAACCTTGGCAACGCCGTAGTTGAGTTTAAGAGAATCTGTCCAAACGTCATTGCAGAAGGTGGTGTAGTCGTTCTTCGTGTCGAGCTGATACTGAATCAGCATCTCCGTTTTCTTCGCCGCATCGGTCTTGTCCATGTTGCGAGCCTGCACGCTTACAGGTTTGTCTGAACCTGTAAAAACCTCCATGACCTGCGGAATAATCCAGTCGATGGAGGTTTTAACATCTCTTGACACCCAGTCAGACATTTCAGAAAGCCGTGCAAACTTCTTTCTGTAGTGACCTTTGGTTGCATTATAAATTTCTTCTCTTTCAAGAATTTTCGGCTCAATCGAGGACTTGTAGTAGTCGTTGGCAGCTTGCTTGCCATCAGTGACCGCCCTCATGATTTTGTCGATTTCTTTCTTCTTTAGCGTCTTTAAGCTGACTTCCTCGCCCTTCGGGGCAAGTGCCATGACTGCATTAGCTTCCATTACATCTTCCCCCATTTACGGATACGGCCTTTTTTCCGTGCATCTTGCCATGCTTTTTGCCATGGGTTCTTCGTCTGTGCGTATATCTTCGCACAAACATAAGCAAGGCAGTCGATGATATGCGAGTATTCGTTCTTGTCAGGTTCATCAAGAAGTCTCTCTCCTACTTTCTTTCTGTGGTAGCCGCCTGTCAAAGCTCTTATAATCCATGTGCATGACGGGTCGATCAAAAGCATCGGCTTCCCATCGCTCGTCATATTGGTTAAGAACCACCGCACGGCTTCCGCACGCTCTGTCTGCGACAATGCACCCGGCTGAACATACCATCCAAAATCATCTCTAAGTATCTGATTGGCGGTCTTTTCATCTGCCTGTGAACGCTGATTGCCCGCCGGGTCGCCTACACAATTCAGCGAGAACCCATAGTAGTATGCCGCCAAATCTGCTTTCAGGGCTTTGGCATGGTTTCTCATGCCGACATCCCATGACTGGCACTCTCTAAGGACAAGAATCTGCCCTTTTGCCGTCGTCTGACAGATGATGGTAGCAGGGGTAAGCCCGTAGTCGAAGCCCAGCTCCAAAGGTCTCCGCTTGTCTGGTCTTAACGGACTTCCTGCTACATGGTAGTCGTACCTGAACTCTGGATAATAGGGCTTTTCGAGCGATACGTCCCAGTTGATTTCATACTCTCGCTCCCACCCTGCGGCAGTAGAGCCTTCTTTCTGCTCTTTTATCCACTCGGGGTCTCGCTTGTCAGGGTCTGCGGTGTAGTGAACCCTCGCAATGTAAGCCCCGTTTCTTCGATACTCTGTAAGCCCCTTAATCTCTTCGTGCTTCTCTATCGCCTGTTCATCTTCAATCCCGTTGATGTTCTCATTGACGATCTTTGAGAAGAAGCCGGGGTTCGCTGAACTGTCTATAAGAATACGTCCGCCGCCCTGAATGACTGGTCTAAGTGCCATCCATGTTTCCTCGGCGTTGTCCCAGAAAGCCATTTCCGTGCAGTATACGCGCGATGCGGTGTATTGTCGGAGCTGGTCAGCACCTTCAGCTACGGCAAAGATGGTTGTTCCGTTGCTGAACCGAAGAAAGCTATAGCCTTTCTCGGAACTTATCTTCTTCTCCAACTTAGGGAAGCGATGCCGGTTATGAGGGAGATTATTATACATGAACATAAAACGGCTCTCGCCCATCAAGTAGGCGGAGTCATCGAACTTCTTTGACTGTATGAATATGGTTTGGTTCTCCCTGTACATCGCTTCCCATAAGCAGATAGCAAGGCAGCACCAAGTCATCATCATACGTCTTGATTTTGGTATGCAAAGAATTTTCTCGTTCTCTGCCAAGTAGCAGATTCGTTTCAAGTATTCTTTGTCAGGGAAATTCTTTACTTTCCCTTCGTCGGCTTCGTCCATCGTGAGACAAGCTCCATGAATAAACGACCATGGGTCGCTCTTCCATGCCTTCGTCTCCATCAATGTGAGAAGCTCTTCCTTCTCTGCCCTGCTCAGCATATCGCTTCACCTTATCATCGTATAAACCAGTAGGAAGCTAACAGTTACCCCATATACAATAAAAGCCTCCGTCATTCTCTCGTTCTCTTGTCGCTCGCAATTTCAAGTGCCGTGTCGCTCGCAATTACAAGCGCGGTGTACAGGTGTTTCGCCTCTTTCACGTTACCGCTAAACTCGTCATGGTCGGCTTCTATTTCTATTTGCGGTTTAATCTCTACCGTGTAGCCCTGCGCTTCGTATTCAGAAACGGCGTCATAAAGTTGGCTACAGTAATCGTCATGTTCGTATGTTTCGATAAATTTAATACCTGCGGTCATATCTTTCCCCACCTTCTTATTTACTCATTCTCTGCCATAAATCGGCGTACTGTTGCTCTTGTGATTCATGCAACGCTTGTGCATAAGCATCTGCTGAATCGGCATCCTTGAATTTCCCCAGATATTGCCCGGTCTTGCGATAGTAGTTGATAATGTCGGGAGCCCACCATAAAGCCCTTCCGTCTTGTGTGATTGTTGGAAGCAGGTATTCTAAACCGTCTGGCATAGTAAATGAGGCAGATCTGACTGTTGCGTACTCTCCGTTAGGCATCTTCACCACCGGTCTACTATCTAGGTCTATGTTTCCGGGCGAAACCATTCCGTTCCAATCACCATCTATTACATACTTCGCCATGATTTCCACCGCCCGAAACTATTCTTTTTCCCTATCCGCAGCGATAAGTGCTTGTGCTATGCGCTCGACTGCGGATTCTCTTAACACGTTTTTCAGACTGCCCGGTTTTCCCATATTGAACGCATACAAGAGCACATGGGTAAGCTCATGCACCACGCACGCTTCTATATCTCTTCCTTCTTCACCGGCTTCCGGCGCAAGTATCAGTATGTCCGCTCTACTGATTTGCGGAGCCACACGGCACTCTCCCTCCCATGACGGCTCTGATAATTCATGCTGCTTTGCGAACCGAATAGATATATCCCAGTCCTTTATCCGCAGTATTTCTACCCATTTCTGTAATAATCTGTCGAGATCTTCTGACATATTCGCACCTCTTTTTTTATTTTTTATTATTTTTCGGGAAATTGCGTTTTGTTGAATCTAATGAATCATGCGCTTCTATGGCTTCGGAATAGGGACTCCTTTTGATTCTTTATAGTTCCCGATTGGGGTATACATATAATAGATTCCTTTGTATGGGGACCCCACTCGCCCCCTCCCCCTGCCGTATCCATGGGACTCCTACCGCCCCTGACGCACCCATACCCGCCGGACGCCTGCCCATCGTCTGCGCCGCCCTGCCCCATCATCCTAGCCACCACTCCATGCTCCCCTAGCCTTGCCAGTCATTACCTTGTCACCTAGCCAGTCTATCCCGCCGGAGATGACGCCATATTGAATGACTATGCAGAATGTGGGATAGATCGCCGTGGTTGTATGATAGATTTATGCGCTAACCTGCATAAACCTATCATCTCAGCTACTCCGGCGGAACATATCAGCTTTATCCATTAGCTCCGCTATGCGCTTATCTATATCTTCGTCAGATACTGCCTTAACACTAGTATTTACCGTGTTTACCTCAGATTTATCAGCGTATCCGTGATTATTCTTCAGGTCGAAGATGATACCCGCTACATTACCTTTACCACTAATCATGCGCCGCTCCAAGTCCGATTCTATCGCGAGATTCGCGCGTTTTAGTAAATCGGCAATAGTAAGAGAGTGCAGTTCTCCGTCAATTTCGCTACGCTCTAGCACTGTATCTTGTCTGCTGACTTCATGCATGTACTTATTCATCGTGTCTTTACTTATATTGAGATACAAGCATAGGCCGCTTCTTGTCATGACTTCATCTGCTTCCTGCTTATCTGCTATCCATGTGTCTATCTTCTGCTTCAGCTCTTGAACGTTGTTCAGCTTCCGCCGACCACCAGCATGATTCAAGTCATGTTTATCTACCTTCGCTCCGTCATCCATGATTACTAGTCTAGTCAGCGCTAGCCGTATCTTCGGACGCTTGCGCCGCCAGACGCTGAGCAGTGATTTAGTTATCCCCATCTGCTCCGCTATCTTGCTATCTGATAGCCCGTCTTTAACCCATTTCCTTATCTGCTCTAGCTTATCCTCTGCTTCCCAGTCTAAATACTTCGCCCGCGGCATGCTCTTCACCTCTTTTCCGCCTCTTCCGCTCTCCGCTCCGCGCTCCCTGAAGCCCTGGAAGCTCTATTAGCTTTACAAGCTCTTGTGCTTCCGCTCTGTCTGCTCTGATTGCACGTAAAAAGCGCCGGGCGGTACGTCATCAGACGCATCACCGGCGCTTACTTATATGTATGCCATCTCGCATACTATCTTACTATAGTATTATACCATGTTTTCTCCCGATAAATTCGCATAATTTTTGGAACTTTCCCGACTTTATCGAATAAAATAGCCCCTGACCGTAAGATTGGGGGCTTTCTTATATATGTATTACTTAATCTCTACCTTTTCTCCGTCTCGTTCCGCGTAGACTTTATATCCCAGCGCGTTTAACAGATTAACAAGTTCCAGCGCTCTTATAGTACCGGCTTTCAGCTTACGACCGAAGTTATTTTTCTCCGCTCCGATTCTGCGACCTGCTTCCGCTTGTGACATGTTGCCATTCTTCACAAGCGTCATCTTGATAAACATATATAAGTCGTTTGCGTTCATTCAATTCCCCTCCTTTCTCCGATAGTATCGGCATTTTCTTCATTATATACCATTTTGCTTACACCGTCAACAAATTAGAGCTTTATTAAAGATGATTTTACCCCTTGCGTAAGCATTTTGATTGCGCTATTATACTTGCAGAGCAAGCAAAGAGCTTGCAGGGCAAACGAATTACAATTAGGAGGCACACATCATGACAGTAGACGAAGAACTCGAATTAACAGCAGAAAGCACACAGCTTCGCGAAGTAGCTGAATCTCTCCACAACCTTGCGGCAGACGCGGAAGCAGCCGCTAGACTCAGCAGCAAGCACGGCGCAGAGTTTGATTACATCGCGAGCTTCATTGCAAGGCTCGCGAAAGAATGCGAGCAGTACGAAGAAGAGTTTGCAAAGGAAGCATAAGGCGGCAAGGCTTCTCGGGGACTGAGCCTCAATCAGTCCCACCCCACTTATATATTTTTGATTTCCCCTACGGGGAAGAAAGGAGTTAAGAATGACTACTGTATCCGTCCACTACGTTTTCCACGGCTTCCACTTCATGGACCACTGGGAAACGTTTGACACGGCAGACGTTGACCGCGCCGTCAGAGACGCGGAGAGAGACACGGCGATAGATATGTATGTCATTGGTGGAGTATTCCACCGGAAGGGAGAATAAAAATGAAACTACTGAAAGAAGATTACCCGGTAAACAGATTTGAGGTAAGCGCGAAAATTGCAAGTCTGTATGACCTGCTCGCTATCATCATCGGCGGCGACGCTGAAAAGTCCCTGGCGAAAGCAGGGAACGTGGTCCGCGAATGTGTAGACGCCTACGGCGGCGAGTATACCGCGCTTTCATCCGCCGATTGGAGAGACTTTGTAGTATCTGCCGGACTGACTAAAACAGCGGCGATCAAAGTGGCGGCGGCTATTGAGTTGGGTAAGCGGCTAGATTCCGCGTATGACAAGCGCACTCGTGAAAACTTCGGAAACCCTGAAAATGTTTCCCGTTTCTTCATGGAACGGCTCCGGCATGAGACGCAGGAGCATTTCTGCGTCGCCTACACGAATGTTAAAAACCGGCTGATTGGTTGGAAAGAAATCAGCATCGGCGGGCTGAACGCCGCACCCGCTGACGTAAAAGAAGCGATGAAGTGGGCAATTCGATATAAAGCCTACGGCTTAATCCTCGTGCATAATCACCCATCCGGCTATCCTGAACCGTCGAAAGAGGATATAGAACTCACGAAAAACTTCGCGGAAGCCGCAAAATTTGTAGATTGCGAAGTCCTCGACCATGTAATCATCGGTGACGGCATCTACACAAGCCTTCACGACCGGGGCGTCATTTAAAGTTTCTGAGGGGCTGAACCGCATCAGCTCCATCCCACCTGCTATTTATTTGCTATTCCCGTGAAAACGGGAGAAAGAGAGAGAACTAAAATAAAAGCGGTTATCATTACAGAACGATAGCCGCTTTTATATTGCTCTAAATACGAATTAGCCCGCGTGCCGCACACTCAATAGCAAAGAGTGTCATGAGTTTGTCGCGGCGTCTGTAATACGTCATTTTATCCATGTGCAGGGCATCTACAGACGCCTGCCACGTGTGATGCTCCCAGAACGACACTTCTATGATACGCTGATCGTGCCGCTCCAGCATGTTCATAACCTTGTCAATCGCTGCGAGCCACGTTTCCGGCTTCTGAACCTCGCCGCCTGATATCGTTACCATTCTCAAGGGCGTGAGGTTTTTTAATGCTTCCGTCTGCGTCGGGTCCGATACAAATCCCTGCGAGCGTCGTTCAGGTGCGCCGCTTCTCCGTTTCATCTCTAGTCTCTTTTCGTAAACTGCCTTTCTGATGTTGTGATAGTTGGCGATGTGCCACCTAACCGACCTTAGAGCCCCTTCTCCAAGGTCATACACCTGTCGATCCTACGCCTCCACGCCTTTCTCCGCTTGCACTGTCATCATCAGTCTTAAAAAACTTGACGAAAACTCCCTGCGCGATGCGATCCCCGCGTTTGATGAAAAATGGTTCATCCCCAGTGTTGCGATAGCAGATTAAAATCTGATCCTTGTAATCTGCATCAATCACGCCCACAGAATTAACAAGCTCCAGCCCGAACTTTATGCTATAGCTAGAGCGTGGGAAGATGAGTAAAACGTCATCTTCCTCCATCTCTACCGCTATATTAGTCGGTATAACACGCTTCTCGCCCGGCTTGATTTCCACCGGCACTGCGGAACAAAAATCGTATCCTGCGCTATGCTTCGTCGCGCGGATCGGCAATTCCGATTTCATACACTGATCCAATTTGCTAAACTTTCTCATGATTATCCTCCTTCGCGTCCGGGACTATCACAACGAAAGCCCCGGTCTTTTTCAAAATGTCACGCAGTACATAGTAAGATAGCCCGGAAAAGCAGGCAGTTACGAATGCACACGCGACAACGAACCCGATTGCAATATCATCCGCCATTATCTTCCTCCCTTGATGTACATGTAGTACAAGCCCAAAACTAAAATCACGATCAGGGTAGACACATATTCGATACAGTTATACAGACTTGTTTCCATCTGCTTCTCCTTTCAATTCAATGACAGTTACGGCGTCAGGCGTATCGAAAATGTCATCAATGCAGCGAGTGTAGTCTAAGTCTCCGTAAATCGCGGCGACTTCTCGATCAAGTAAGGCGTCAGGCAGTTCCTGAACGTCTCTGTCATCCCATCTGCGAGCATAAAGCAGCATGCCGCGCTCTTGCCCGACCTCCTCAGCGTCGTAGATTTCGATACCTTCATAATTTTTTGTCGTCAAAATCCCGATCAAGTTTCTAAGTTTCATTCTCTATTCTCCTTTTGAGTTCCGATTTAACCGCTTCCCAAAGTTCAAACCATAGCTTCTTATCCCATTCAACTCCCCAGATGTCAAAGTCCATTCCTGCAAAATTATCAGAACGTCTCTTGTTTTCGCTTTCTGCGCGTTGGAAGTCCATATCCAACACTCTAAGCGTGTGCGTGGTTATGAACGGAACCAGTGGAAGGATGAAGCCAACCGTATCGCCAACGGTATACGTCATTCTCCCCAAAGCGTACCGCTCCGCGCTAATAATCATCTGTTCCATCAGATCGTCAAGTGGCAGCATCTTTACTTTACTCATGCTTGTACTCCTCGCATTTACCACTGAAATCAGACACCGCATAACAATAGTACGGATGCCGTTTCATATAGTCTTTCAATGCCCTGAAATGCTTGCTTTTCTTGCATCTTCGGCAAGATTCATTTGTGCAGTCTGATTTACAGAAGCACATATCGAACGATCCGCCGTTCTCGTCTTTCCAGTAAAACATATCTCATTCCCCCATGCATCCCACCCATCGAACCGCTCGCGGGCGAACAATTCGATGAACGGCGGGTAACTTACTTTCTCTATCATTTCTCGCATCTGTACGGGCTTCCTTGAGTGTTCTCTCTTTTCTTCGAAGAACCCAGTCTTTCCTTGCTGACGTTTTCCGTATATGACTTTGTACGGAAGTTTCCCGCGGATGCCGAACAAACAATGTTCAGTCAACCCGCGGAAATATTGCCCTAGCCCTATTCGGTCTTTCATCCACGTGATCGTGGTAACGTAGCGAAATCCCCACGCATCCATAACTTCAAGTGCGTCACGAAGAAAATTGTTCGTTGTCCATAAATACAAATGGGCGTTGTCTTCTGCCAGATCCTGCACCATAGTGGCAAGGGCTATGATTTCCTTCGCTTCCATAAGCGGATAATGGGCATTAGCCCCACGCCCACCTCCCCCATTCTCCGCCCATGGTGGGTCAGCATAAATCGTATGATACTTCATACCTTCCTCCCATAAAGCCGCTCTGTTCTTTCATCAGCTTCCTTTATTTTCTGCCGAATTGCAGACTTATTAAGTCCAATTTTATAAACAAGGCTATCCATTGCGTTCTGGCAGTCCGCTAGCGCCTGAATGAGGTTGTCCCGTGCATCCTGCGGCGTCGTGTCAGTCTCACAATGCCATGGGAGTGTTGCTCGTTCCCACTGTGAAATCGCACGGATAAGATCGGCGGCTTCTTCTTTAGCGATGTCGCAATTCGCTGCTATTCCATAACACATCACTATGTCCTTATTCATCTGTTTTCGCCTTTATAAATGTTGTTGGTTTGGTACGAATATGCCGTTAGTGCTTCAAAGTCAAGTCTAGCTTTCATGAGGGATCCACTCGCTCTAATAGAGTTGTGCATGTCATAAACCTGAAGATTTGTAATTCTCATTCTTCGTCTTCCTCCTCATCAGCATAAAACAGTGCTTTAAGACACTTGTAGTCCATTTTGATCTTCACAAGATCTTCTGTGATATCAATATTGAGATACTTTGTCGGCATATGAAAAGCTACAAGCGTATGATACAGATCTCCGATAGTATCAAACAGATCATCAAAAGAGTTTCGCTTATACATTGCCATGATATTTCCATTGTTATTAAGGTCAGGCTGTACTACCTTGCACACACGCCTAAAGTCATCAATGATTTTTGTTCCATCAGTTCTCATTTGTTTTTCTCCTTCTCTAAGAAATCAATAATATCTTCTATAGCACCCGCATAGTACCTAAAAGATCTCATCAATCTAAACCTGTTATGAACAGGACTCCATGCAAGCATTTCACTGTCAGGTGTACTTCCTGCTACCTTTAAGCACTTCTGTAGAAGATGTTTCATATTCTCCTTATCATCCCCTTTAAGTGCCAAAGAGTAGACAGCAGTTGCAGCATCACACCATACAGAAGAATGAATATGAAAAGCATGAAGTCGACTCAAAATCAAATAGTCAATATCATCATACTCTTCTGGAAAGATGTATATTGTATCGACACCATTCACATTTTTAATGAACATCTCTTTTCTCCTTCTTCTCAAAATATGGGTCTAGAAGATAAAAGCTAGGATAAGGGTTCGGCAAGATCTCACCCTTTGTCCAGATGACTGCAATCAGCAAGTAGAAGCATCCGAAGCAAAAAGCAATAGACACAGCCCAGAACATACCTACGACCAATGCATGCGGGAAATAATAGCCCGCATACAGAAAGACAGCAGTTAAGATAGCTGAGATAATTCCGATAATGATGCACTGTTTCTTAGTCATCTTCTGGCTCCTCTGGACTAACCTCAATCAGCAGCTGGGTCTTCACATGCAGTTCAACAGAATCATCACCATACATATCTGTCTTATCAGGAATGTGTGCAGTAGCCCCCGGATGAATTGTGACAACGTTCAGATTTTCAACCTGCTGTTTGAGTAAGTAGGCTCTCTGTCCAAATCCAAAAAGAACATCCTTTTTGTTACCAAAGACCAGCCTAGAATAATTGTCTGGGTCAGAATCCATAAGACCAATAAGATAGTTATCTGGAATGACCTTTAAGAATTCTTTAAGTTTCATAATGTTCTCCTTCTTTCTACAAAACAACGACCTTTTTATCATCAGATTCCCACTCTACTTCTGGGTCAAGGTCATATTCTATGCCATAGTAGAGTCCACCACCATCTCTATACTGCGCACCAATATCACAGTCTAAGCAATCATGCTTCTTTGCCCATTCATAGAGTTCCTTGACTGTCATTTGCTTTCACGCTCTCCCAGCTCTTTGAGCTGATTAGCATACCATGCGATCTTTCCGGCGGTTTCTGCTTTGTCCCCTTTACGACCAAATCTGTAGGCGTACTTCAAGATATTGCCCCACAGAAAGCCTTCGTACTGCTCTCTATGCATCAGATGATTGATAATGTCAATGGCTTCTGGAATACCCTTTACTCGATAATGCGGCGGATTGATAGCGTCTGTCTTAATCTTGTTATCTTTCATTGTTTTTCCTTCCTCTAATAATGTAATATCTCTTTCTGCGTCAGAACGCCGGGGATAATAGTGTCCTTCTAATGTGAAAGAAGAATAAGTCCCGCCTAAAGAGCCATCCGTCCATTTTACTGTGATAGGGTAAGGATATTCTGAACCAAGAACCTCATCTACAACGCCAACACCAAACCCGCGAGACCGAACCCTGTCGCCAACTTTAAATTTTCCCTCTTTCTTATCTTTCTTTGGCGGAATAGCATCTTTCATTTCTTCTCCTTCCTTTAGAGGCTCTCTAGCTATAGATATGCGAGTATCATCCGTCTTAATCCATCTTGATAAATAACCATCTTCTGTGAATGAGTTGACCGCTTCAATAAGGCTAGTGGTACTATTATCCCACTTTACTACGACAGGGTAGACAGAAGGATGCTCATGTACTTTTATTACAGTACCGTAACCATGAAACGGGGCATACACTCTGTCTCCCACTTGAAATTTAGATGCGTCATCCCTGTTCATTCCTTTTTGTTCTCCTTCATTTCTTCGCACGGTTCTATCTCTATTTCGATTTTATCGCCCCATTCCACCTCATGAAGGCTCACCTTTTTTACCCAATAATTGTCATATTCATAATTGGTGACAAATACAGCTCGGTTAGAATATACCTTTTCTTTTGTGCCGTCACAGTTGACGACGTACACGTCGATATATTCGTAACCATGGATACGGTCAAGCAGTTCTCTAAAGCTACCCTTCCTAGAATTTCTTTTTACTTCTATATACAGTCTGTTGTAACTAGGAAAAAACGTTCCGACTTCCATGCAAAGCACATTCTCTGGAATAACGTCAAAAGGGTGCTTTCTTTTGAATAGAACGTTAGTGTCCGGAGCTCTAACTATCCATAAAACTATATTGTTGTCAATTTTGTTCACTAATTCTCTAAGTTTCATATGATTCACCTCAAATCTAACAATCCTAAGCAAGATACTTGCCGTCTTTTTTCGCTTTCTCCCATTCCTCTTTTGAGAAAATTACCTTTTCTCCTTTCCGTTTGCATCCCCAGCAATCAGTATCAAGGATTGCGATTACAAACTTATCGTATGTTCTTACTTCGATAATCTTTTCTATATAGACATCGCACAAATTCATTTTTTGCTGACCTCTTTCACAAATCTGTACTTTTGCTTTGCATTAGGATATTTTACAGTGTCCACTTCACTCATAAACATATGCAGCGGGCGAGCGTAAATCCCGTATTTCCCATATAGGGCTTGGTAAATCACTAATTTTTCGCCTGTTTCTGTGTGTTCAGCAATAGCAATGATCTTATATTCCTTACCCTTAAAATGACGATATACTTCATTTGGTGAAGGATTTGTCCGTTCTTTCATTTTCTTCCTCCTTGTAAACTTCCCAGTCCTTTATTTATCACTCGCTAAGGTAATAACTAATTCCCCGTCATCATTAAAGTACATACGGTCTACGTGTGCATTCTTGAATTTTTCGGGGATACCCGCACTTCTGTCTCCGTAGTACAGGATCAACCCATCTTTGTTCTGGATGGCGATCTTGTCGAAGCCTGCATCTTTGACTTCGGCTGTTCCCAAAATTTCTTCTACTGTCAGCATGTTATCGCGTTCAACAAGCATCATGCCATGGAGAAATCTATCCTCAATTTCTCCCATCATTTGGTCTCCTCTTTCGATCCCTTTCTCGACGGAATACTGAAGAAGGCGACCTGCAATGATGTTGGCGATGATCGGCATGTCGTTTTCGTCGACAATTCGTGCGAGCTGCATCCCCTTTACCTTAATTTCATTGATGATGCGCATGATCTTTTTGCCATCTTCCTTTTTGTATTTCCCGTGAATTTTCAATTCTTCCATTTTCTTCTCCTTACGTGTAATTCTTAACGTCGCTTTTTTCTATCTCAATCGTGATGTATGGTACTTTCTTCCCATCAACAAGCAGCTTGCTTTGAAACCGTTCTGCTTTCAGGTGCAGATACTTCGGGCTATCGTCTTTGATGATGCCTGCGGTAACTAGCCCATCCAAAAGATACTTGCAACCGCTGATGACGTTATCGTCATCGCGGCGCATTGTATCCTCATAGAAGTTTACGGTGCATGTGACATGCTCGGTAAAACTCTCGCGCGTCTGCGCCCTGAATGTCTCGGCAAGCTCCCTGGTATACGTCTTTTTCATTGACGCGCCTGCAAACCTGTTCGTTCGGTTTAGCTGAATAAGGTCATTCGTTGACGGGAGCCTGCCTCGATATGTCAGCTTAATCATTTGCTGTAATGTAAGCTACGCCGTCATACTCGCAGGCGTGCATAACATCATCCTGCTCGTCGTCTGTCAGTTTCGCTTTAATGATCGCTCCGTCAACTTCGAGCTTTCCGCCAGTAATATCGACTACAGATGGATTGATGTATGCCTTTGTGCCATTAACAATGATTGTCATTTTTCTTGTTCCTCCACTTTCTAGCTAATTCAATTTTTTTCTCTGTCATGCTGACGCCATTGATCTGCATCGGAACGATAATCCCGACGGGGACTTCCATGATCCAGATTTCCGCTTTTGTTTTCCCGTCCTTGATTTTCAAGTCGAAGTCCTCGATGTAGTTTATGCTCTTGCCGCGCTCGACTTTGATTTTTACGACTTTGTTCGTTTTTGTGCGACTGCGTTTCTTTGTGTCGTTCTGCCATTCGGCTACATCGACACAATCTTCGAATGCTCTAATCGCATCTTCCAACGTATCGAAAAATCCCATCTCGTCTCTACAAAGAAGTTCGTCCTTTCGATACGTCGCTTTCATTAGAATGTATGCGAATTTCAAATTCATTTCCCTCGCTATGCTTTCTGTTTCCTTAAACTTTCTTGATTTCACTCTGCAAGATTCTGAACAAAACTTAGCACGTTTTTGCTGTATCGCCCTAAAGTCTTTCCTACAATATTCACACGTCTTTTCAATTCCTCTGACCGCGTTACTTGCCGTGCCGCAATCAGAATGTTTGCGTGGCAGAAGGCAATGATGCCCTTCGCCTTCCACCACTGGCTGCCCGCATTTCTCGCATTTGTCGATTGCAGTATCATCCACAACGGTTTTTCCCGTTGCTCCAAGTTCTTCCATGTGCCTGCTAAATTCGCTGTACTGCATGTGCGCCAGGTACGCCGCTCGCATCAAATTCAGCCTTCCTAAGTTTGCGGCGCATCCGCAAAACCTCATTGCCCTATTCATCACGTCACGCTTTCTTGAAACTCGGGGATACTTTCGCTGTCACCTTCTGATGTGCAGGAACGACATGTTCGCGTCCGTCGAGACAGGAACGGAAGGTTCTTTCGTTGATATCGACCGTCTTGAACCGCACAAGTTTTCTGATGACGACTTCATCCCCTCTCGAAACATGCCCGATCAGCTTGCTAATGAACATACTCACAACGTTATTCACACATTCATGTGAATAACCGAACTCATTCCCCGTCATTTCATCGATGATATCTGATGTATAAACTCTCATAGCTCCTCCTTCTTAAAATGGAATGTCTTCCTGTGATACTTCCTCGCCAAACTGCCCGAAGTTTCCTTTTGGCGGCTGCGAACCAAATCCGCCCCATGCGCTATTAGTTGGCTGTGCTGATGTTCCGACTTCTGCGCGGTCTACGTTGACTTCAGTTACCCATTTCTTCTCGCCGTTCTGTTCATAGCTCCTGACGTTGATTTTCCCTTCCACGAAAATATCCGATCCGGCTTTGCAGCTGTTGCCGATAAGTTCTGCGGTCTTGCCGAAAGCGACACACGGGATAAATGCGTTTTTCTCATGCCATTCGCCCTGCCACTGATATTTCTCGACGCACTGGACGGAGAAGTTCGCCATCGTCGAGCCTTTCTTCGTAATAATCACTTTCGGGTCTCTCCCGATTTTGCCAAGCAACATCACACGGTTGATACAAAGTTCCATCTTTTTGCTTCCTTTCGTAAATACTCTATAACGCCATTTCAGGGCTTCACCCTATCTCCAATATTTAAAATTACTCATAGCTTGCTCCGCTAACTAATCCAGCTTCTACGAGCTTTTTAACCGCATCAATCTGTGACTTCGACATTTTTGTTGACATATCGTCACGGCAGATACCCTCATACCAAACCATTACTAATCCTTGATAACCATGTTTTTTTAGCCGTTCCATCTCAATGTCATGTGACGGGGAAGCAAGAAAAACCAGTCCATTTTGCGTTATTACGCATTCGCAATAGCACGTAAAGCACTTGGGATACTGCTTCGTCATTTTAATAAACTCATCCGGCGTGAATCCAATACCTCGATACTGTGTGTACGGAGAATCAGGTGGATTCATAAATTGTTCAAGTATCAGCATTAACGCACCCCCTTTCTTGATAATGTGTTCCCAGTATCAACCCTTATAACAATGCCATCCGGGTTTCCAGTCCCAACCCCGCGTACAGTCAACTGTTTCTCAGATGATTTGCACCGCAATGCGCATGTAGATTGATTTCAGAATTGATTTATTGGCTTCGCTAACTGCTCCGTTTCGGAAGTCAAGTATGAGTTGATTAAGAAGCACCATCGCTTCGTCACCGCTGATATTGATGACTGCTTTATCGTCCGGCAGTGTTTCCTCCTGCTTCACTGTTATCGACACCATTCGCTCTTCCGCCTTCTTTCTCGCTTCCAGTTCCGTCTTTCCGTAAGCACTATGGAGCTTTCCGTCTATTCCAGTGAACTGCGCTTCATAGCCGTTTGAAATACGCTTGACCTCGATTGCAGTCGGAGTAACGCTTTTCGCAGTGACGTGATCTCCGTATCTATACGACTGCTTGAACCAAGCCTCCCGGATTTCAGGAAAGGTGTGTAAAAGCGTTTCAAGTTCTCGCTCGCTGAATGATGAGTTGACGCCGCGAATTTTGTTGCACAACCCGCTCGGTGAAATACCCAAACGCTCCGCTACTTCCTTTTTCTGAATCCCCTCCTTTTCAAAAATCTTGCCAATCTGCTCTTTCGCTCCGTCAGCCAACACAAACCTTTTCATAACTAAGCCCCTCTCAACCGTCGATTTTCGCCTCGAACCGTGTACACATACGGTTCGAGCATTTCTTTTAACCTGCTCCCGATCCCTTCGTCTGCTCTTGTTATCTCGTCAAGCGGAAACTCGCTTGAGACGATGGTCGGCATCCGATTGACGTACCTCGAATTGATGATGTCAAACATGATTTGCTGATCCTGACTCTGCATCTCGCTCCCCTTGATTGCCCCCTTGAAGAGGTCGTCGATGTAAAGCCACGGTAACCGCGATACCCTCGCTATCATCTCGTCGTAGCGATCTAAGTTTTTGTACATGACTGCTTTGATTCGCTGTATCTCTCTGCGATACTGCCAATAGTGGTGCTCTCGTTTCATCGCCTGACAGGTGGCAATGCAGATGTGCGTCTTGCCTGTTCCTGGTCTCCCGAAGAATCCAAGCCCTTTGGCGTTCGGGTCTTTCAAAAAGCCCTGTGCGAGCTTCTTCATCTCGTATGCCATGATGTTGTCGGTTTTGAATCGTTCCATGGTGAACGCTTCGTAATTCTCCGGCTTGATTCCGCTTGACCTCAGGTAGAAATGCATGTCTCGTACTTCTCTGCAATCAGGACAGCGGCACGCCTTGTCTACGTCGTTCATGCGGTAGAATATCCATCCTGTACCACCGCAACGCTTACAAGGGAATCTGGTTGGTTTCTCGTCTGGCTCTTCCTTCGGGCTAAAACGGGAGATCTCCGTCAGCTCTGCTATAAGTGCTTTCGCTCGTTCGTCCATTTCCGTTCCTTTCTGCCTGCCTTCGCCTAGCGGCTTCTCTTTCCTCTTCCGTCATTTCAAAGTATCCTTTGATGTGAGGAATTTCTGGTTTAGCTTCAGGTCTTTCTCTTGCTTGCCAGCTTCTGCAAAGGGATTGCCAGTCCGTAATCGGCATTCCTCTCACCTTCCATCCAACAGCGTTGTAGTAGTTGTAGAATTTTTCTGCTGAGAAAGTGAAGTTATTTTTTTTTACGAACGCCTGAATTTTTTCTAGCGTTGGTGTCACCTCAGAAGTGCCAAAATGGTTTGTTGTTGGAGTTGGAGTTGTTTTCTCAACCGAACCATTAAATGACATATGGGATAATCTACTACTACTACTCTCTGTATCACTCATGTTAGTATCACTCATGTTAGTATCACTCTTAGTAGGAGGTGACAAATTTGGCATGTCTTGAGGTGACACTGGTGTCACTTCTTGAGGTGACAATTTGGCATTTATCGTAGTGACATTTTGGCACTTCTCATGGTGACAACTTGTCACGTCTCGTAGTGCCATTTTGTCACTTCTCATAGTGCCATTTTGGCACGACTTTTTGAAACTTGTTTCAGAACCCGCTTCAGAAAGTTCAGATAATTTTCGCAAGTAAATCTTCTGCGACTTTCCGAATCCCTGCTTCTTAGTCTCAATGAGACCGCTGTCCTCAAGCTCTTTGAAGATACGGATGACGGTTCTCTTACTTGCGCCGATCAGATCTGCGACCTCGTCCTGATTAAACAAGAGATACATGCCGTTCTTGTCGTGGAAGCGTTCAGCGTTCTTTCTACTAGCCATCATTCGATCGAGGAGAAGGCTATACGTCCATTTGGCGTTGATGGAAACGCTTTTGAATCCCATCGCTAATGCTTTCGGGACTGGTATGAAGTTGTAATTCAACTGGTCGCAAACGTCCCAATTCTTACTCACTTGCCAAACCTCCTGTAAATCTTCTCCGCTTCACCCTTATGGGCTTCATTCCACGCTTTCGTCTGCCCTGCATCCATCCGGCAGTCCGTGAAGAGGATGCGGTATTTCCGCTCGTTGTCGCCATGGGCATAGATTTCATGGCAGTTCTCGCACAAGAGAATCAAATTCTCCAGTGTGTCTGAACCACCTGCGCTGCGAAAACGGATATGGTGATGGTGAAAGCGTCCTACCGACTTGCCGCACCACTCACAACGGCGGTATCCTTCCGGCGACGCTCTCTCGTCCACCATCTGACAGACTTTCCTGTATCCCGAAGGGGAAAGCCTGATCTTACTTTCCTTCTTGATTTCCATTTCCCTTCCCCCATTCATCAATCAGCCGCGCACGTTCGGATGGCGTCATCGTGTCGATGCCTTGGCTCTTTGCTTCTTCGACTATCCAATCAATCAGCCGCGCCATCTCGGCGGATGAGTAAACTGACGAACCGTAGTAAGCATTGAAGTAGACTTTTACTCCGTCATCTATCACCCAATCAACAAGCCAGCCCAGTCCCTGGCGTTCCCAGTTTTGCTTAAAACGCTCATAGGCGGCTATGTCTACGCTGATAGGCTCGAATACGCCCACCTGCTTGATAGCTCTTGAATAAACTTCTTCTTTCGTTATATTCAGGGCTTTCGCTATCTTGTCCATTAACACCCATGCATACGCATTGGCGTTCAGGCTTCGCGGCTTCTCATAGCGTTTAAGCGCAAGATTAAACTTGCCTTTCAGCAGCTTGATGATGCCGTCCAGCTTATCCTGCGGCGTCATCAGATGGAGGGTTAAGACGCTCCACCCCTGCTTTTCGCAAGGTTGGAGCGAGTACCCTAATGCATTCACCCACTTCATTTAAGCCCCCTGCGGACGTGCCTGGTCGAGTGCAAAGTATTTGTTGACCGCACGCTCCGTGTCCATCACGATAGCGTCCGCTACCTTCGGCGGGACTTCTGCAATATTCGGCGCATTGCAGACAAGGCGGGCGAAGTCTCCAGCGTCGATGTTGTGCCGGGCAAGGACTTCCACGACTTTCTCAATCGGGAATTTTCTTGCTTCTACCGGCTTCTTGTATTCCTTCTTCTCTTCCTTCACTGGCTCATCAAGTTCATCAGGGTCGGCGGCGGGGGAGAGGTTGAACATCCCGGCAAGCGCGTATTTTCGCGCATAGGACGAAGCAGAACCTGTTATCTGTGCTTCGTCCATGCCCTTCTTCATAGCTGCTTCTCGGGCATATGCCGCGTTCTCTGCGAGGAGTGATCCGTCCTCGGTGTCGTACACCTTGACGGTCGCCTTGACGTAGTAACGATCGCCCACCATTTCAATGGTGTCTCCGATGAGTACCACAATCCCGTACTCAACCATCAGTGGCTTCAACCCCGCCAAGATGTCTTCGGCATTTCGGTAGTTGTAGCCACCAAATTTGTTCTGGTGGTTCTTTGCGACCTGCAACTTCGCAATGACATTCACCATCTTCATCATGTTCATCTCGTTCACCTCATTTCACGGATACCGACGGCTTTCTCACCAGTCGGCATCCTGCAATTTCCTGCCCTTCCTTGAGAGCTTCGCCAATCGCCGTCTTGTTCGGCGTCCATGTGTATTTTCTAAACGATTCAGGAAGATCGACGCCCTTTTCTACCTCTACAGATTCACGCCCTTTCGAGAAGCGGATAGTCACCGCTACGTCCTTGACTGGGCATCCGAACGCGAGAATGTAGGACTTGAGACTTTCGATTTTCGACTGCGTGGATTTCTTCATCGCAGTCAGTCTCTTTATTTCTTTGTCGATCTGCTCCATGTCATTTGACATGTTCTTGATGACAAGCCCCACGTTACGGCTCTTCTCTTCCTGCTCCATTGGCAGGTTATCTAGGTATTCTTTGTCGAATACCTCGCCCGTCTCTGTATCTACAGAGGCGTCATCACTGACCTTGAACAATCGGTCAGTATTCATCAGCTTTGAGATTTCCCAAAGTTTCATCTATGTCACTCCTTTCAAAATCCGTATACGAATCGGCCTTTACTATCGTAGAGGTTGCCATCGTCGTGCCTTGTGATGACGGTAACGTCAGGGTGGTTTTTGAACCAATCCTCGACCGCCTCCTCCTCCGACATTGTGACGCAGGGTTCGGGTTCATAGTTCGGGTCATCGTAGAGACAATGCCATTCATAATCGTTCTCTACCTCGTCGTAGAGGCAGTCATCAAAACGATCCCATCCCATTTAGCCCACCTCCTCGCATTCAGCAAGCCAAAGAATGTTGTCGACGACTTCGCCAAACGTCTCACAGGAAAACTCCACGCTATCCGAAGTTTTAACAAAGATGCCGTTCGTGTTCGGGTATCCAGATCTGGAATACATGGATACTTTCGCGCCATTCACTGTGAAGGTATATTCGTAGGGAATCGGTTTTCTAATCCCCATGCTCTTGACGGAGATATTCAAATCTCCGATGTGCAGCGTATCCGCCACGTAAGCGGCAATCATTTCAAGGGATTCACCCCAAACCATTCTGCCTTTCATTTTCATTTTGTGTCCCTCTCTTTCTTGTTGTAATGACTATGTTCACCCTGCATATTTATGATACAACTGCATTGACTTGTTGTCAATAGTATAAGCACAATGTTTTTTCTCTTTACACTTGATACTGCTTTGTGTATCATGGGTATAAAGGAGGTGATAACATGGTGATTTCTTTATTGCCCTACTTGGTGGCTTCTCACGAGCTGTCGATCCTAGAGCTATCCAAACGGTGCGGCGTGTCTCGCCCTGCTCTCACGGCTCTTGCGAATAATGCGGGGAAGGGCGTCCAGTTTGAGACACTGGATAAACTTTGCAGATTCTTCAACGTCCCCATTCAGGGACTTCTGCTTCTCATCAGTGAGAAAACCTGCTATGTCAATGTGCTTGACACATCGCTTGGAGAACCTGGCAGGAAGATTCTGGTTGATGCTACTATCCACATCGGGAGCCACGATATACCCGCCGAATGTGCAGTCACATTTGATGGCGAATGTGGTGTTGATGCGGAAATCCGACCCGCGCTTAACGGTACAACCTGCGACGACGATTCGTTCATCGAAGCCATATCTTCGTGCAAGCCTGCATGCGAGCTGGTGCGCTCGCTCTTAGCACAGTCTCTCGAACGCGAATACGCGGGCTACGATGTTAGTGCGTTTGCGTGGGTCTGATAGTCTCGATGACATCCTGCACCGGCATACCGAAGTGTTTACACAGGGCATCCAGCGTGTCAAACTGGATGCCTTTTACTTTCTCCCCGTAGTAGTATCTGTACAGCGTCGGGCGAGAAATTCCAGTCGCGCGAGCAAGACTGTTTACTGTCTCACCGTGTTCAATTAGAAGTTTCGCAAACTTCGTGGTTTTCACGTTCTCCAAAGCTCTATCGTTCTGTAGCGCCTTGTATTCATCTTCCGTAAGTCTAAGAGTTATCATTTCTTCCGTCTCCTTTCTTACCGCCGTGCGCGTTCTACGTTCACGGTAATCACTGTTCCCGGCTGTAGGGCTCCGCAGTCGGAAATGTTATTGTCTTTCATCGCTTGCCAGACCAAAAGCCTCACATCGACTTCATCTTTGCTAATCTCTTTGCAAATGTCCCAGAGGGTATCCCCCTCTTCGACCTGTTTCTGGTAGGTTATGACTTCCGTTGTCGGCTGATTCAGGTACGCCCCCGTACCGAGAATCGCCGCTACGACCAACGCAGTGAGAGCTTTCATTTTTCTTCCTGCTCCTTTTCCATTCTTCGTACTCCGCTTCATGCTCACGGACGTATTCAGCGATGAACTTTATCAAGGTTTCCATTGCCGCTCCTTCCCTTAACTTGAGCATATTCAAGTTAATTCCGCAAAAAAAATTGGCATAACGTCGGATTTTCTGATGTTCAGCAACTTGACCATCTGCTTTATTTCTGCGGTATTGAAACTGGTTCCCTTCTCACGGCACTTCTTATAGAATGTAGCTTCATTCATGCCGAGTAGAGCAGAAAATTCGGCGATTGTGAGCCCTTCCCTCTTGATGTACGAATAGAGGATATTTCTATTTATGGTTCTCACCGCCTTTCGTTGTGTTCTGAAATGATTATAGCACTTGAATGTACTCAAGTCAATGATTTAATTCAAGGAATTTATTGTTTATAAGCATGTTTTTCTTGCGTATAAGCATGTTTACCTATATAATAACAATAGAGCGTTGCGTTGATACAGAAAGGAAGATATTCATGGAAATTGCTAAACTCATAAGAGAGCGACGGCTTGAATTAGGATTAACAATGAAGCAGTTGGGGCAAAAGGCTGGCGCGTCCGAGAGCGCAGTTTCTCGCTGGGAAGCAGGGGAAACTGACAACATGAAAAGAACAAATATAGTGAAAGTTGCTGACGCCTTACACATTTCACCACTGGCGTTTTTAGGCTATGACATTTCTGGCAAGAAAACCGTCAAGATTCCGATTGTCGGACATGTTGTTGCGGGGATGCCAATTTTTGCACAGGAGAATATCGAAGGAATGGTAGAAATTAACGAGCGCGACTCCAAAGGCGTGATGTTTGCCTTGAAGGCAATCGGTCATTCGATGGAACCGCGCATACAAGAGGGTGACCTGCTTATCATTCACAAGCAGGATGATGTAGAAAGCGGGGATATTGCTGTTGTCTTAATCAATGGAGATGAAGCTACCGTAAAGCAGGTAAATAAACAGTCTGACGGGATTATGCTGATTGGGTTTAATCAAGATGTATATGAGCCGCATTTTTATTCGAACAAGCAGATCGAGCAGTTGCCGATCCGCATCATGGGTAAAGTAGTAGAAAGCAGACATATATGGTAAAACTGGATAGGCGTTAGTTTCAGAAGAAAGTCCGTCTCATGGCGGGCTTTCTGAGCCGGTATGCGTTACATAACGCGCTACACTTTAAGAGGAGGCGGCTTCATGAGTTTAATTGGGTTTTTTAAATATATTCGATATACGTTGATGGCAAAAATAGGGGTATTGCTTATTCCTTTCTGCCTATTTTATCTTCCATCGGAAGTTTCCCCAGGGACGTTTTCGTTTATGCGGTTTATTGCCTTTCTGTATTGCGTGCTATTTGCCGTTAGACTTTTTGCCATTGGGGTAAAAGACTTGATTATTCCCACCGGCTATCTCGCTTTGGCGGTATACGTCCAACCGTTCTACAAGTTTTGGGACATTTACAAGGTAGGAAGAGATCATGCGCTTTATTTCGCGTCATGGGGGCATGCATATACGCTACAGTATTGCGGAGAAGCCATGATTATGTTACTTATCCTGTCATATATTGAAGAGGTCGGCAGAAGAAGATAAATCAGGGGTCCTCTTCTATGCACATTTTTCTACAATAAAATTGCAGTTTCGGCACAAAATGTTACGAATCGGTGGTTTTAATGCCGAAAAATTGCGTTAAATATAAACTACGCCGCCGAGTTGCGGCGTAGTTTTAGATTTGACATTTTGGAACAAGCATTTATAATGGAGATAGGGAGTGCTGGTACTTCTACGGGAGCCAGTACGGATACCTTCTCCATTCGGAGGAGGTATTTTTTTATGCCCAAACCATTCAAATGCTCCCGAAATCAATGTCGGGAGCATCGGCAATCGCACTTCATTGACATTAAGATCCTTTTCCTTTTGGGAGAGTAGGAGCCGCCATGAGAAACGCCGTTATTTATGCGAGATATTCGTCAGATAGGCAGAGAGAGGAATCTATCGAGGGGCAGATCAGGGTATGTGAGGACTTCGCCAGAAGAAATGACATGCGGATTCTGAAGATTTACACCGACCGTGCGCTGACCGGACGCACGGATAAGCGACCCGAGTTTCAGCTTATGATAAAAGAAGCTGCGTCGCGAGCGTTTGAGGTCGTCATCGTGTACAAGCTGAACCGCTTCGCTAGAAACCGTTATGACAGTGCGTCATACAAACACAAGTTAAAGAAGTATGGGGTAAAGGTTGTGTCAGCAATGGAGAACATAGCCGATGATCCGTCGGGCATCCTTCTTGAATCTGTCATCGAGGGTATGGCTGAATACTATTCTGCGGAGCTTTCAGAAAACGTCATACGCGGGCAGACGGAGAATATACTGGAGGGCAAATGGGCGGGCGGCACCGTTCCCCTTGGGTACAAACTGGATGCAGAAAAACATCTGGTCCTTGATGAAGAGAAAGTGCCTATTGTAAAACTCGTGTTTTCAATGACATTGGATGGGCTCGGCACAACCACCATCGCAAGGGAGCTTAACAGACGTGGATACCGCAACGCACGCGGCAAGCCGTTCCGCATGTCTAATATCTACGTCATCTTAAAGAACAAACACTATCTAGGGAAGTTTTCGTGGCGTGGGATAGAAAGCCCCTATGCCGTTCCTGCTATTGTTTCTGAAAGTGATTTCAATGAGGTGCAGAAAATTATGAACGCAAGGCGTGTAAATCGTGTTAAAGCAGGTGAGAGGTATATGTTATCCGGGAAGTTGTTCTGCGGAGAGTGCGGCGAGCGCATGGTAGGCACTAGCGGGACGTCCAGAAGCGGCGAAATTTACTACTACTATGCTTGCCCGAACCATCAACGCAGAAATACCCGTACCTGCGAGAGGACGCAGATACGGGCGGATATAATCGATTCTACGGTGTGTGACGTAACAACAAGGCTATTGGAAAGCGACGCGGCAGTAGAAGCTATCGCAAGGCAGGCGGTAGAAGTTCAAACGCATACGGATGTGAACGCAGCTATCGCAGCAACAAAGAAACGCATGGCAGACGTAAAGAAGAAAATAGACAACTGTGTGAAGGCAGTAGAGAGCGGCATCATATCGGATGCTATAGCAAAGACACTGCACGACAATGAGGAAACGTTGCGTGACCTGGAGTGCGAGCTTGCGAAGCAGGAGATCGCCAGAAAGTCGAGCGAGCTTACAGTAGACAAGATACGTTTCTTCTTCAAGTCTATTTGCAGGGACGCTAAAAAAGCGGACAAGTATAGGAGAATACTTCTCTCTACACTCGTCCGCATGGTGATCGTGCGTGGTGATGCGCTTGAAATCAGATATAACTATGCAAACGAATACCCCGCTTTGCAGAACCCTGTTAAAGCGGAGTGTTCGTATAACAATCGTTTGGTGGGACTATCTGGGTTCGAACCGGAGACCTCTTCGATGTGAGCGAAGCGCTCTGACCAACTGAGCTATAGCCCCATGTGATACTACGTATTATAGCACCACATGAAAGATTTGTTAATAGTCGTTTTACACAGAAGCGAGGAAGATCTTTGGATCACATTTCATCTG